CATACGCCTTCTTAATATCATCTTGAGGGACCTCCTTTAAACGAAGATGAAGCGGCGTGCTCATCTCAATACCAAGAATGCCCAAAGCTGTTCGCCGCACGCTTTCCTCGAGGGCGATATACCCAACCGCTTGCCCGTGGGTAAGAAGCCAATGGCAAACCTCCCGGCATATCTGGCTTTTGCCTATCCCGCTTCCCGCTGTGATTGTCACAAGCTCGCCTTTTCGTAGCCCGTGTGTCATCGCAGTAAGCCCATCAAAAGGGTAAGAAACGGCTTCGCTTTGATCTACTTTAGTTATGTAATCCCAAAGGTCGCTACCACCCACAATGCCATCAGGTCTGTAGTCCTTGGCCCGCCACATAGCCTCAATAAGGTCACCGCCTCTTTCAGCTACAAGCATATCGTTTGGGTCTTTTAAAGGTAGAGAAGCTATCTTAGCTTTTCTAGGGCTCATCAGCGCCGCGCACTCTTGCGAAGCCTTCCTACCGGGCTCGTCGTTGTCAAACATGAAGACAACTGTTTCAAACTGCTCAAGCCACTCAAGATTTTTAGCCACGGCTTTCGCCGCCGCTTGAGCTCCGTTTGGAACGCTAACCACGGGCCACTTGTGGTTTTGGACCTGACTTAAAGAGAGAGCGTCAATCTCACCTTCAGTAACAACACACATCTTATAAGAGCCCTTCCAAAGGTGCATACCAAAAAGACCCATTCTATGGGAATCTCCAATAAGTTTAAAATCCTTGTTTGGAAACCTAATCTTTTGGGCAATAACATTTCCGTCTTGATCCTTGTAATTGGCAATCTGCACCGCCCTGCCAAAATACTGACCAACCCGGTAATCCCACTTTTGGCAAGTCTCTTCAGTAAGATGCCGCTTGCTTAAACCAGTAATCTCACCTTCGATAAATCCTTCTATTTGCATGGGGGCCTTTCTTGGTTGAATGGGAATCCCTTCTCCGTGTTCGTACGAAGCACAAGAGAAACAATAACCGTGACCGTCATCATAACGAGAAAGAGCATCGCTAGAACCGCATTTAGGACACGGTTCATGTTGTACGAAATTGGATTCTTGTTCCATCATTCCTCCCGCTGTTCTTTACGATAACTCCGTTTAGCTTTATCTCGCCCTCATTTGTGTAGTCGGCGCTGTAAGCCACCGGGGCAAGGTCCTCCAAGTCTTTTTCAAGCTCCTTAAATTCAACTTCAGGAAGCCCAATACTTGTAGGCTTATTACCAAACCTAGTTTCAAACTTTTTCAGGAAGTCCGTGTAATCCGTGTACTTCAATTTGTGTTCCCTCCTTAATCCAATCGGCGGGTATTCTTCCGCCGTCCGAAAACTGGAAACCGTTTTTGGTTGCCCAATCTCCGTAAGTTGTTTTGCTGTTTTTATTAAGACGGTTTCTGGCGTTTTGAAACACCAGACGAATATCCAAACCGGGATTTTGGGCTTTAACGGCCAAAAGTTTTGATCTGTCTTCTGACCTGAACCAGCCCTTAGCCTCGATTATGATTCCCGTAGGCAAAAAGAAATCGGGTGTGTAGCGACACTCTTTGACGTAGGGAAAGCTCATGCTTTCATACCCAAACTGCACCCCACCCCGAGTGAGGTGGGATGCAATCTGAGATTCTAGCTTTGAGCGATATTTAGAAGTCGGCATTAGCCTCAACAGGGGCCGTAGACTTCTTTTCGAAGATGTCGTCCGAGAAGCTTTCGCCGCCAGAAACGTAACCTTCCTCTTCGGCAGTAAAGCCGTAATTATCACTTTGCGAAGGACCGCCCGGGGCCTTGAGATCAAGAACCTGAACAGCCTTGCAACGCAAGCTTACGCCTACGCCAAGAGCCGGGGTGTACCAAGGGAACACGTCGGTTGCAACTCGAATAACCGAGCCGCCGCCAACACGTTCGTTCATGGGTTTGTTTTTAGCATCGAACAAGGCAGGGCGCTGTTCCCATTCCTTACCGCTCTTTTTACTTTTGATCTTGGCGGCAAGGGCAAACTTAATCCGAATCTTTCCCGTTTCGTTGCCTTCCTTGTCGGTATCGTTTTTGATCGGGAGGTCAGCAAGTTTGAGCTCTTTCTTTTTCAGAAGAGCGCATTGCTCCTTGTAATAACCTTTGACCACTTCTTTTACTTTAGCCGCGAACTCTTTAGCTTCCTCAGGGGAAACCAAAAGATTGACCGAGTACTCGCCTTCAGGCTTGAACTTGGTGTCGGGCTCGTTGAGTTTGGGGAATGATGCAATGCCTTTCGGGCTGATCATCCTCACTTGTCGTGTATCGCTCATGTACCTTCCTTCCTTTCTGTTTAGGCCAAGCAAAAGCTCGACCTTTGTTTCTCTAACCAAAAGTGTATGCCGCATCGCGTATCAGGCAAGGATCAAAACTTCCCAAAACAAACGTAGAAGCTGTGCTTATCTCTTTATTAGAATTGCTTATGGCAGTTTGAAACAACTGTAAATTGTTGGATGAGAATACTTTTACAAACGCTTCTTTTACGTTTTTAATTAAGGCTTCTATGTTATTTGCGTGGGCCCCGTAGCAATCGTGAATTGCCACGGCGGGAAAGTTTACGTTACTAAATGCAAGGTGGACGACGGATGCGTCAAGAGAATGAATAAAATTAGGAGCTACGCTTTTGTATTGTTTCTCCACGTCAACAAATTTTTCGCTGTCTTCACGCAACATAAAAAATCTACACGACCCAGCAAGAGAAGTTTTCACCGTGATGCTTTTGCTTTTCATGTACGGCTGAATGACAACGAATCCGCTCTGCGAAACCCAAGACAAACTGTTTTTGTTCGACGCCGAAGCCTTGGCTACTTTTGTCATCCACTCCATGCACTCAACCGCTTTCGGCAAAAGCTTGGCGGCTACTTTTCGAATCTCGCTTGTGAAAAGAGAAGCCATAGGCCACAAGTCTTTTGATTCTTTTAACTCGCCAAACTTCGACATTTTGGATCGGAGCCACTCATCCGCCGCCCGTTGGGTGCTATAACGTGTGCCGCCATACGGAATCGTCATAACGCACGGCTTGGTTAGGGAGCGGTCAGGAACAAGCTGTAGCCACAAACGTGCTACATGATTTTCTGGCTGGCTCTGCATTCGCCCCATAAACTCAACCAAAGCCTCTGTATATACATCGTATAGCCGTGGGCAGTTGGTCAGGTTTGTTCTAGTTGCCAAGTCGCTGTCCCGGGTAAGAAGCGCCAAAACTTGCAACCCCGAGGAGGTGCAATCCACCGTCACAGGAGTTTTTACCTTGTAAGATGGGTCTTTTAAAAACTCCGAGTACTCCTTACACCACCTTAAAAACTGCCATCTATTCTTTGCCTGTTGCCACCATTTGCATTGATATGGGTCTGCGGCGGAAGCCTGTATCTTACTGACATTTTGGCCAACCCAATCAACACGCTCTTGGTGGGTTACCTTGTCGTTTCCAAACAAGTTAGCCCCGTAGATTCGGAACCACCGAGCCCCTTCCTGAGTCAACGCCTCGCCGTCGGCAAACTCCAACAAGGCCCGGGCGTAATCCGATCCCTGCGGGTTTAAAAACGACGGCAAGTAATAGCATCTTCCCCTAAAATCCAACTGAACCGGGAAGTAAATCCTTTCCTTTTCTAGAAACTTGTGAGCCATGTATATGGTCTGGCAAATGGCTATACGCTTGGCTTTTAGTCGGCTGTTTATAGTAAACGCAAAGGCCGCTTGTTTTTTATAGGACCTCCAAGCTTCTTTTTTGTAGTCTTTTGAGGCCCTGTAAGGCTTTTCTGGCATTGGGACCATGTAGTTTATGGGGAGGTCGTCCCCCTCGCTGAGGCCACGGTCCCAATAATCCCGCATAATTTCATAAACCCATTTGCTAACCTTCCAAGCGGTCCCCTGAAGAGAGTTGGCGCAAGCGTATACAACAGGCATTTCAACCTCAGATAACTCTTTGTCCAACCGCTTTGCCCGGCTTTTGACAAACTTTTGCGGAAACCCATCAATCGCGTACCCACCGTCAAAAAAGGTTTTCTGGCTCCATGCTGTGGGCTTTTCAATCATCGGCATAAATCGAGGCTCCAACACTTCTTCGGATTCCATGTAGTTCTTAATCCAATCCATGCACTCATCCGTCGCCACTATGACGTTTGTGTAGCGGTTAGGGCCGTCGTACCTCTTGGCAATCTTAACCAGCCCTGTATGCTTAATAAACAAATCCAACAGCGCCGCCCCAACGTGAAGCCGTTGCCTCTTGTCCCAATAAGCCACGGCAACCCCGGCTCGCTTCATGTTTAGTCGGGCGCACCTACGCCTAAAGTCGTAGCCTTTTTTAGTTTTATTAAGTCTTTTAATTGTCTGCCGGGCCTTGCTCCCCAACTTGCTTTTAAAACGCTTCATCCTCAACTCGTCTTCAATCGCTTCCCCAATACGCACGCAAAGGTTTGTCATTGGTTTTTGGGTGGAAACAGAGTTCATTACAGTCCTCCCAACAAGCACAGCCGACACTTCAGGTTTCAGAAGTTTTAAGAAAAGCACCGACGAATGGTTTGCCCCGGGCCGTGTGCTGGCCAAAACAATCCAATCTTTAATGGCAATCGATAGTCTTGGAATAGAACCAGACAGAAGCCTTCTAACTGGCGCTGAAACCAGTTCGTTTTCTTTTGTAACCCCGGCTACCCGGGCTTTTTCAGCAGACCGCCGAGCGGCGGCAAGCATCTCTTTGTTAAGATCGCTTTGTTTTTCCACGGGTCCTTGTCTCGCTTACCGGGAACTTCTTTGTATCTCGGACAGGGAAACTAGCCATTCTAAAAAGTGCTTCGGCTTCCCGGTGCAAAGGCAAGAACGACGTGCATTTAAATTCGTCGTCTAGCTCTATCTCTTTTAAATAAGCCTGTTCATCATCCGCTGGTTTAGTGTTTTGAATACTTCTTTGGCAAAGAGGAGCCATAGAACAATCTTTATACGAGCAAAGGGTCATGCTTTTCATACAATTTGATCGTTTTTCTTGTTCTCTATTTCGTCTTTTAAACGGTTAAGATGGTAAGCAAGCGCCGTATTCTGTTTACTTAAGCACTCGCATTCTTTCTCGAGGTCTTGGGCTACTCTCCGCCAACTGTCTGAATTGGCGTAAGAAGTATAAATTGCGGCTAAACTGCAAAAGGCTATGCTGAAACTAAAGATGCAGATGCCTCCAAAGACTGACCACAAGGCGATGGTTGATAGTAGTGATGTGGTTGTTTCCATGTGTCCTCCTTTATTCTGAGTAAGTGGTTTTCTTCACGTAGCGCCCTGTTCTCAGACCACAGGCGCTCGTTTTCCTCACGCATTTGCCGCAAACCAATCTCAAGGATTTGATCAACGGACCTTGTGAAGTTGGATTCATTTTCTGGATTGCTCATCTTCTACCGCCTTTACAAATTTTTCCATTGCCTCTTTCTGCTTGGCAACGGCCAAGGGGTAAAGACCACAACAGGCTTTTAACGCCTCGTAGAGCTCAACAGAAATTTCCTTCCAAGGAATTTTCTTTTCTGTTTGAGTTACTGGAATGGTCTGGTCTACCTCTGATTTTTTGGGAAACAAGTTAAAACCAGCAACCCATGTGCGTATTTTTAGTATATTGTTTTTCATTTTAGTTTTGACAAAAAGACGGGCATGGCTTCCCCAATCGAAGAGCCAATCATGTTATATTCAATCCACTCAAGCGCCTCGTCTTGGCTCATGCCGTCTTGGTCCATGAGTTTAAGAAGAATCGCTTCCCGGTCATAAACGATACGGGTAGATTGGCCAAAAGAATCGGCCACTCCTACCACGCAATCGTCAAAGCCATCCATCACGATGGCGTCCGGGGCCCAAACAGCTATAAAGTCCATGAGGGTCACGGCTGTTTTTCAATCTCGCAATCGGCTGGGAGATAGCTGTCTAGGGGAAGATTCTCGCCAACGTAGGCAAACTGCTTTCCAGTAGCCTTGTCGGTGAGAGTCCACCCGCCATCTTCGCGGCCAATAACCACGATTTTCTTTTTCTGTTCTTTCGGTGTGCTCATGCAACCTCCAATTTATTTACAGCATCCATAAGATTCTGAGGTAGCAAATGGGCGTACCTCAAGGTCACTTGGATGCTTTTGTGACCTAGAAACTCCTTCACGGTAACCAGCGGGACCCCGGCCTGTACCAACCGGGACGCACACGTATGCCGTAAAGCGTGCGGAACAAACTGAATGTCTTTTTCAAGGCCCATGGCGTGCTTTACCCGGTTCCAAACTTTGTTGAATGAAGTCTGTAAAACATTGTAAAACGGACCTCGCTCTGTCCTGTTTAGGCTACTTAGTAATTCAGCTATTCGCTTAGTCACCGGGACTGTTCGGGCCTTGCCGTTCTTTGTATCCCAAAAGGTAACTTGATTAGCTCCGACGTCCTTCCACTCCAACCCAAGCACCTCACCTACCCGGGCCCCGGTGTCGATCAGGAACGTGCAAAGGGTGGCATACTCAGCAAACCCTAGGTGAGCCATGGTTGTTACAAGCTTGGCCTCCTCATCCCGGCTCAGGAACCTGATGCGCCCTTCGTACTCCTTTTTGCGATGGAGAGCCGGGACCTTGGTTACCCACTCGCGCTCAAAGGCAAACTTCAGCATCTTGGAAAGCGCCGCCAGCTTTCGATTGATTGTGGCGTTGGAGTTGCCCTCATCCTCAAGCTTCCTGACAAACGCATCCACTTCTTCGCTAGTCACGTTGCGGACAGCGCCGTTCTCGCCAAAAAACTTAACGGCCTGTGAAGCGTTGATAAAAGCAGTCGCCTCGCCCTTACTTCCGTGCCAAAAACGCAAATGCGTAGCTCGCCTTAGCTCTTCCCAAGTTTTGGGCTGAGACGAAGACGAGCCCATATTGACAGGCTCGTTACGAAGCACTTTGGCTTTGCTTTCCATGAGCCAAGCTTCCGCCTCGTTCTCCGTAGCAAACTGCCTACGAAGGCGATTGCCTTTTACAACAAGACTAGCTTGGTATCCGTTTCCGCGATGATTGATTGGCATTGTGTGTGTTCTCCTGTTTTTCTTTCATCCCCTCCAACAAAGACCGAACAAAGCCGTTGACGTTTCCCCCGGTAAAGTAATTGGCCCGAGACTTGAGCCAGCGATACAAAGACGGCTTTAGCTTTACACCCACAAACACGTAATTCGAGGAAGCAGGGGCCACTTCGGTGGAAAAGTTTATCTCCCCAAGGTCCACAAGGGCGCTTAACTCTGCCTTGGCTTGTTTAATAAGTTCTGGGTCTACTTTCATTTTCTTATTCCAAACGCAAACTCATCACCGAGAACCTTGCCGCACGTTGTCGAAGCTAACACGTAATGATCCCAGCA